TATTCCCTACGTAAATAGGGAGGATTGCGTCTTAGCAAAAAGTACTCAGAAAAACAAAGGAGCTAACGGTATGGCTTTAGAAAAGCTTTTAGGTATTAAGCCTGGTACTAAGCAGTTAGACTTTGAAGACGGTGAACTAAAAACTTTTTCTGTTAATGAAAAAGGTGAGGTAAAAGAAGACTTTAGGATTTGTAGCAAATGGGACAAGAACTATATTAAAGAGAAACTAAAAAACGTATTAGTTGTAGGTCGAAATGCAGCGGGTCAAATCCAACACTGTAAAATTATTAGACCACTAGAAAATCCCATATTTAAAGAATATTTTGACAAAGAAGTAGATTTAATCATTTCAAAAGGCCCAATGAATTGTTCGCAAAAAGATACAGCAATCTGGATTGCTAAAACTCAAGGACCGGGCGGGTCAGCTAAAAAAACTAGATCCTTATATATTTCTAGACCTGCAGCTAACGTTTTATTTTTTGGGGAATACCCCGCTAAGGCACGAAAAGGAAGAGAAATATTCCGTGACATGATAAGGAAGTAGTAATGACTGCATTAGTTGAGGGTATAAAGTTAGTTGGGAAGCAAGTAAACTTAAAAAGTATTCTAGGCTGTAAAACCCGCAGGCTTTTGATTGGACAGGTAAAAGGGGGAAAGACATACGGAGAGCTTATTCGTATGTTTAAAGAAGGAAAAGATGTATTTTCTATTATCGTAACTATTAATCAAACTGCCTCTCGCAACCAAACACGAGACCAAGCCCTGGAAGTAGGTTTCAAAGAAGAAAATATTATTTTTGCGCATGAACTAAGCACACGAAACAATCGCTACGGGGTTCTCGCGGGTAAACTTTTAGTTGTAAATCTACACGAAACTTATGATACAAGAGTATGTGATATAATCGGAGAAGCTCACCAGCAGAATCTTAAAGTAAACTACACGTCTGACGAGTATGATGCAAATGCTGTTCTTTTGAATGTAAAGAAAGAGATGGTTCGACATACTATTGAAAGACGATGGATTGCTTCTTTACACTCAAAGGATACGTTTACTTGTGTAAGTGCTACAAATGCTGTAGGATTTTTCTCAGACATTGAGTGGACTAAGATAATACCAATAAAACCTTGGAGTACCGAGTATAAAGGTATGGATGACATCGTAGTAAAAACTATGGATGATTTTACCGCAGAAGAGTTAGAAAATGGAATTGTTGGATCCTCTCTTCTAAATCGCATTCAGAGCGAGAATAACTCTAGTAAGAAAGCTCTTTTGAAAGTAACAAATCTTGTAAAATGGGACCAAGATAACCCCCTTACTCAAACACAGTTGCTCGAACAATTTCTAAATGCAGGCATACACGCTGTCGTAATGAATGGAACCTATTACCCCACAGACGAAGAGTACGACGCTGCCGTAGTAGTAATTGTAGGTCAGTTAGCAAATAGAACGAAAGAGTTTCGTGATGTATATACTCAGTACTTAAACTTTGGCAGGAGTCTTCATGATGCTGCAATTATACAATCACTAAGATTGTGCGGTGCAAGGCCTTATACGCCCAAGCTATACGTACCAGAATCAAAACTAGACAGAGTAACCGTAGCAATTGCAGAAGAAAAGGAGTATCTAACTTTAGACTGGGATAGTAGTGAAGGTAAAAAACATATTGCAAGAATTAGCAAACCTCTTCCAGACAAAATTGCAGGGATTGTACGAGAAAAACAAAAACTATCTCCTAAGTATGTAATCTCTGAAGAGGAGTATACAGGAATCACTTCTATTGATTACCCATTAATTGACACCCTCAATCGTGCAGAGACTAAGGGCACTAGACAGTGGAAGGAAAAAGCCGATCCTGAAGGTTATGTTGTTAAGAGTTTAATTAATACTTGGTCAAAAGATCGAGTACAGAACAGAAATGCAGTTATTCCGAATAGTGACGGAGTGATACCTCAAAAAGGTATCGCAACTTCTATTCGTTTAGGGATATTCTACGAAGAAGAAATGACACAATTTGCAACTTATTATGTAGACCCAGAAACTTTCGAAATAAAAATAGCACTATGGAAATTGGACCCTAGTGTAGAAGAAAAGGACTTATACTATGTCGAGACAGAAAGCAGGACAGCGGCTTAACGCCACAGATTTTTATGCCACACCACCGTGGTGCTATGAAAATTTAGAGATTGATTGGACACAGTTTGAGAAGGCACATGAGCCTTGTCGAGGAGATGGACGCATTCAGTTCTTTCTTGAAGAAGAATGTGGACTTGAATGCACCTATAGCGAGATACTTGAAGATAAAGATTTTTTCGAGTGGAACGAAAGAACAGACTTAATTCTTTCAAACCCTCCCTTTAGCATTGCACAACCTTTTATTGATCATGCACTTGCTCACTCAAATACTACAATCATGCTTCTTAGGTTGAATTACTTAGGGAGCATTACGAGGCATCCATGGTGGAAGCAGAATACTCCTACAGCATTACATGTTTTAAGCAAGCGCCCCAGTTTTACTGGAAAAGGAACGGATGCGACAGAGTATGCATGGTTTGTTTGGGATAAAACAATACGCCTTCCAAGGGGTGTATTTTTTGTTTCTCCACCAAGTAAAGAACAGAATGCTTTAGGAAATGAACTCGCACGAGAGTTATATGATTAGAAAAAAACTTCTTGACTTAAAGACTAAAACCAGGTATAATATATCCTTACCTGAGAGAGACATCAATGGAAGACGTAAAAGAGTTTGAAGAACTATTAGAGTATGCTTACAAGACGATAGCTGAACTACATACCAGAATAACTGGATTAGAGCTAGAACAACTTGAGATGCGAGCAGATATTGAAAAGTACAAAAGTACAATTGAAATATTGAGAAGACTATAATGAGCTGGGACTATAGAGTAGTTAGAAAAGAAGACATGTGTGGTATACATGAAGTCTACTATGATGACGATGGTAAGCCCTACATGTGCACAGAAAATCCAATTACAATGGATGCTGACTCTGCTAATGACTTAGAATGGATGATCGAGCAATTCAAAACTGCAATGAATCAACCTTGGTTAAACTACACAGATTTTTGCGAAGAAACACGAGGAACGAAATATGATAAATGAAAATGACCTAAACTTTATTCGCCTACAGGCAATAGAGGAAAAGCTAAGTAAAATTCTGGAAACTTTGCAGCAATTAGAACAAAAAACGTCGAGGCTTGAAAATGAAGTTCTTCGATAAAAGTGTTCGATTCATGGTTTATGCACTCGGTACTTACTTAGGAGTATACATATGTATCTCTCTTCTGCTTGGTTAGAGCTTTCACCCAAACGTCGTAAACGCACGCTTCAAATCGCAGCGGGGTTTACGCTTCTTTTTCCCTTTATATTACTTTGGAGTTTTATTTGATTATACATGGTTCAAACAATTATACATTTTCTGGTAGAAACCGGTTTGTGAAACGAAAGAGAGCGCCTCGGCCTCCTTTTCGCACAATGCAAGTACCTGCTCGAGAGCCTTCAAAGTACCCTTCCTACGAGAGTACAGCCCCGATCGAAGGCACAGCAGTACAACGACAAAAGAGTAGTAAATATACGGTAGCAATTGCCTATAACAAAGGTGCCTACCAAGTGATTCCAACAGATGAAATCAAAAACATAGGAAGATAACATGCAAAAATTAAGAAAAATCGTAAACGCCATTATGGTAAAATTTAACTGGGACGAGACTCACTTAGTGATAGCTTCGGCGTCTGTGAGCTTTGTTCTTTATGTTCTACTAGACTGGCTCTTTTAAGAATGGAGGTAAAAGCATCAGATGCAGAGTATTTACCCTGGTCAACTCGTGGACGTGCGTATACGCTGATGACGCGCAAACTACGAGACGCAGCTCGAATCAGCGAGGCATGCAATACTCCCCAAAGCTGGGAGCAAATGCTGGATGTATTAGACGTTTTAAAAGGAGAAATAGATGAGTTGGTGGGAACGAGCACTGAGTAAAGTTTCCCTAAAGAGAATAAATTACTGCATAGGCAATACACTTCTTGTGCTGTTTTTTATTCTTGCATTTTGGGTAACACTTATAACTGGAGTTGCATTATGAAAAACTACGAAAATAAAGTAACAGAATTGGAAAGAATTCGTAGAAAAACTATAGCAGTGATGACGGAGTATTTAATCTACTTACATAGAGAGGCAGAGCAAGTAAAGGAGGCTATCCAAAAGATGGACAGATCGTGATAGAAGTCATGGTAATACTTATTTTTTGTGCATTAGTAATAAATCCACCGTGGGATGATGAATAAGGGGCTTAACGCCCCTTTTCTATACCCAAAGCACTCCCGCTATGTCTTGTACCATTTGGTCCTCTCCAGAAACATCCGGATACGTAATGACTCCATACGTAGGGCTGTCTGGCTCAATATCTACTATCGGAACGAGACTACGAGTAGCATCTTTAGATATTGGAAGTTGGTCATCATCTGGGTCATCCCAGGTAATAGTTTCTACCAGGTCTAGCTCCGCAGGAGAATAGTTTTTTACTATCACTTTTGTAAGTCGGGTTGTTTTCTGCATAATTACCTCCTAGTAAAAAAGCACTTCTTGTAACATAGGTTTAAAATAGTTAGGACCTTTTAATACTTTTCCATCTTCTCGAAAAATAGGCTGTCCATCCTCTCCCAGCTTCGACATATTGCTTGAATGTACCTCTTCAAAGCATTGATCTAAGTCAATTCCAAAAGCATGACCAGACCCATATACTACATAGAGTAAGTCAGTAAGTGCATCTGCTACTTCTATAACATCATTATCTTCAAGAGCTTTTCTCAGCTCCTGTAGTTCTTCTTCTATCAGCTCTACACGAAGTCGTGAGACTTGTGGTAATTTAATAGGTAAGGTAGGTTTAGTTCTAACTGTTTGTCCAAAAGTAGACATAAACTCACCAACTCTATCAAAATTTGTTTTTCCTATCATCTTTCTGCCTTTTTCTTTCTCGAATTACTGCTGCCTGCTTTGCTTCGTTGCGTCGCTGACAGGGTTTGGTATAATACCTACGCTCTTTCACTTCTAGCATTTTTTCTTTGCTTTTACGTTTAAACGTGCGAAGTGCTCGTTCGATATTATTATTTTTTACAAAAATTTTCAATACTCGTCCTCTCCAAAGTAACCGTAGGATTCATCAGTGCCCCAGCCAGCAGAACGAAATGCGTCATCATCGTCTTCATCTTCATACTCGTAGTATGTATTCTCATTAAAATCGAGCTCTTCGTATTCATCAAAGACCTCCTGTATCATTTCTACAATATCATCGGGTTCCATAAAATATGTGGTCCTGTATTACTAGTTTTTTAGTAAAAACTCTTGCCCAGTATGGCGGGTCTATATATGTTGCATGGTACCAGAGAGAACCTTCTGTAACGTCAGGAATTTCTGCAACTTGTGAATAAATGGCAATCACTAAAGATTGTTTCCATTCTTTTACATCGTGTGGAGTATCTGAAAGACCGTCACAGTACCAACTAAATTGGCATGTGTTTTTCTTTTGCTGCTTAACTACATCACAAATGCTATCAGGAAAACGAGAATCAGCCACTCTGTTCAGCGTGACTTGAGCTACAGCAAGTTTACCAACCCAAGGCTGGTTTCTGCTTTCAAAGTATATGTTCTTTGCAAGGCACTCAAGAGGGCTGTCCGCCTTCGCGGAAAATGGTAAAAGCAATAGTAGTATTAAGATTGTTTTTTGAATGACCATCCCCGCTCCTTTAAATACTTGACTTGTTTTACACAAGAGTTTAAACTGCGGTCAGGAAATGTTTTTAACAAGTCTTCCGTGGAAAGAACATAATAAACTTCTCGTAAAAGCCTTCTTTCCTTGTCAGACCAAGGGCGCTTGACATATTGCTTCATTGTTTCTCCAATTTATACATTATTATAGTTGAAAATACTTCTCATGTCAAGAACTATTTTTCAACACTCCAAAAATAACTCTTGACTTTTCTTCTGCTATCGTTTATAATATACACTTACTCACAGAAATAGGTTAATTTACCAATGAATTGGGAGACGATAATGGATCCAGTAAGTTTTAGCGTTTTTGCATTTTGCTTATCCTGCGCAAGCTATAGCGCTTATAAAATAGGAGAGAAGCAAGGGATTACGGGTTGTTTAAACTGGCTCGAATCCGAAGGTTATATAGACTTTAAGGAATAGGAGTGCTGTATGAGAATGAATAAACTTTTCGAAGAACTCAAACAAGATGAAGGAATCAAGTACGAAGTGTACCTAGACCATCTAGGCTATAGAACACTAGGTATTGGGCACCTTATTACCTTGAATGACCCAGAGTGGGGTTCTCAAGTAGGAACTCCTGTATCTGAAGAAAGAGTGAAGGAATGTTTTGAAAAAGATGTGGATGTCTCCATACAAGAATGCAATGCTTTATACGGAAGTCAGTTTCGCTCTTGGCCAGAAGAAGTGCAGGAAATTATAGTAAATATGATGTTTAATCTTGGGCGAACTCGCCTAGGAAAATTTAAAAATATGAGAGCCGCTCTTACAGAACTTAACTGGAAACAAGCAGCAGTAGAAGGTCGGGACTCTCGTTGGTATCGTCAAGTAACAAATCGAGCCGAGAGACTTATGAGGAGACTAGAAAGGTGTTAAACTTATTAGTTGGACCAATTACCAGCCTGTTAGATAAAGTTATTCCAGACAAAGATCTAAAAGCAAAGTTGTCGTATGAAATAGCTACGCTTGCTGAGCGTCACGCGCAAGAGCTGGCGCAAAGTCAGCTAGAAGTAAACAAAACGGAAGCAGCGCATAAATCCCTGTTTGTGGCAGGCTGGCGTCCCGCCGTAGGGTGGGTATGTGTGCTAGGAATGTTTTCCAACTTTATTGCAATTCCTTTAGGTAACTTTGCCTTGGCAGTGTACGGAAGTGATATAAAAGTTCCTCTCATTGCTACAGGTGAGATGATGTCAGTTCTACTAGGTATGCTTGGACTTGGTGCGATGAGAACAGTAGAAAAAGTACAGAAAGTTTCCCGCGAATCCTAAAAAATTCTTGACAATTATTCCATAACCGAGTATAATACTCATCATGAATATTTTTATACTAGATGAAAACATAGACAAATGTGCAGAGTACCACGTAGACAAGCATATTGTAAAAATGCCGCTAGAAGCGGCTCAAATGCTTTGCACAAATCTGTGGATAGATACATACCTGGGCTATCGCCCATACAAAATTCCTAAAGAAGAGCTTCAGCTTCTTCGTAAAAAACCCAAACCAGAAGGAGTAAAATATGCGTTCGCAATGCCGAACCACCCCTGTACAATCTGGGCTCGCAGCTCTCTTGATAACTATGAGTGGTTGTTCTGTTACGCCCACGCCCTCAACGAAGAATATAGATACCGATATGGAAAAGAACACAAGTCGGTGCACGAAGTCGTATTACGACTACCGGACCCCTTACACCTACCTCAAACCGGACTTACAGAGTTTGCTATGGCCATGCCAGATGAGCTTAAGACTAGCGACGTCGTCTCCAGTTACAGATCCTTCTATCATAAGGATAAGGCCACATTTGCTAGCTGGAAATATCGTGAGAAGCCCGAATGGTGGGATGAAAATGAAGCAGATTACAATACAAGGATAACAGCATGACAGTAAAACTAATGCACTGGTCGGGCTATCACATCATGGATGAAATAGCACATATGGCAAGAGTTTCCAACCCAGCAAACCAACACTCTACAGAGGGTAGTGAGAAACTTATAAGATATCTTATGAAGCACAAGCACTGGTCTCCTTTTGAGATGGTAAATATTTGCTTAGAGATAGAGACAACTCGTGATATTGCAAGACAAATCATTCGTCACCGCTCATTCTCCTTTCAGGAGTTTAGTCAGCGGTATGCTGAAGTAAGTGCGCTTGGAGAGGTAGAGTATCGAGAAGCTCGTGGACAAGACCCTAAGAATCGACAAAACTCTGTACGCCTCGATGATGGGCCTATACATGAGGAGTGGAGAGTCAAGCAGCA